ATTAGCAGGATTATCGGGAGTAGGAACAAAGTAAGAACCGATAACAGTACCAACTCTGTCACTAATCAATCTAACTGCAGTCACTCTTGCCTGAGCACCACTAGTCTGACCAGTGAGGATCATAGACTCAGATACCCAACCACCAAACTCAGGTGAATCTTGAGACTGAAGACTAAACGTATCAACGTTCAGGATAGTGGATGATGCCGAATAGATGGCAGGGATTTCTACATCTCTGTTGTATGGGTTACTATCATAGAAGTCAGTTGGAGAATTGTAAGGACCATACTTGTGGTTACTTTGAGCAACTCTAAATCTGATGGAAGGAACGGTAGAACCATTGGTGACCTGTGAACCACCGTCATTCATAGCACCGAGAACAGCCTCATCAACCTGGAACGTACCATTGATCATTTCAATCTCAAGCAGTTTGGGTGATACGTAGTTGTTTACATCTACATCATCGAAGAATGAATAGACTCTTGTGTAAGGTCTAAATCTTGTACCGATGACGCTGATGTTGCGCATCCTCATGAAGTTGATGATCTCTCTTCTTACAACTCTGTCACCCAGAGACTCAGTATCAATTCTCTCATTTACAAAGAACTGTCTACCATCTCTAGTCTGTGACAGATTGATAGAAGTTTGTGCCTGGATATTGTTTGTGGTTGTATTAGTTGTAGTGGTATTGGTTGTGTTGAGAGTTGTCGTTACACTACCACCACCTGCAGAAGACGAAGACGAAGAACTATCGTTACTAGTTGAACTTGTCGAAGACTGAGATACGTCGTTAGATAGAGAGATATCAAGGTCAACACCAACAGTCTGCCAGGAGTTCCAGATGATTGGAGATACACCAGACCTAGAACCATCTGCAGCTGTGGAGATTTCTGCACCCAGTGCTTCTGCCACACCACGGAAGGAACCTTCCATCATGACAGCGTTAGTTTCTAGTCTCTGAACATCAATCCAGACATCAACCTCTGGAACAAGTTCGATATCACCCTGCCAGAACTGAACCAGGAAGGGAGTTACATTCTCAACTCTGGTAGCAAATGGTTGTTGTAACCAAAGGTCATCGACAAAATCAAGTGACAGAACACTATCAGATCTTCTGACGTTTGCACCCACAACTTGTGCAAAGTTTGCATCCTGGTTTGCATCAGATGTAGTTCCGATACCAGTAATGGCTGTGGTTCCAAGTTGAAGATTGAGAGCCGTAGTATAGTGAGCAGGTCTGAGAACACCTTTTTGGAGGTCAACACTATTTCTAACACCTACAGATAAGTCCTGAGGGTCTGTACTAGTGAAGTTATCTACAAAGATACCAGCCTTAAATCGGTTGTTACCATCAGCGTCAGCAACGAACTGATTAAGAGTGTTGGTCTCAAGTTGACTCAGTGATGTGTAATACTCAAGGTTTTGAATTCTCTGCTCCAGTTTGGAGATATCGCTCATCTGATATCTCTTATGGTCAATGAACTGAACGTTAGCGTCAGCAACATTGAACAGATATGCAGGGAGATAGACATTAGCAATGTTCATTACATTACTGAGACTATCTGGGAGTCTAGGGTTATCGTCAGGAGTACCATTAATGATACCCAGTGCTCCATCAGTATTGATAAAGATTCTATCTACTCTAGGAAGATAGTAATCATATCCAACAGTGATTGACTCATCAGATGCAATGATATGTGGGGAAGACTGTTGATTAGGATTAACAAAGTTTCTACCTTCAAATTCAAAGGGAGATCTGGCTCCTTCTGCAATTTGATACTCAGCAACTCTAGGTCTAGCGTCAATAATATCAGAATTTCTTATATTATTTACTTGCTGGATTTGAGTTCCGTAGTTGTAACCAGGATAAGAGTTGATAGTCGTGATATCTCCGACATCGGATGGATCATACGTGGATGATGCATAGTAGATACGAAGTTTTCTTGCGGGTCTTGCAGCTCTTGCTCTTCTAATAATTCTTGAATAGTCATAGAAGGTACCCTTCTGACCATTATAGAACTTGTAGTCGGTTGTAATATTCTGAGAACCAAGTTTTACATTGGCCGATACAGCATTTACACTAGAAGACTCAAAAGAGATTACCTCTGCATTAGCAAAAGTAGAGTCATTCAGATAACAGAAGTAGATGGCAGTGTCATCCAGCTTCTGTAGGTAGATTGCTTTTGCACCACTTGTTCTACCTACGAGCACTTCACCGATAATAAGGTCATTAGTCGTTCCTGTGATACCATCCATCTGGGATAGTGTCATGAATGGTGAAGTAGGGTCTTGTGTATCGTTGGACTCAAAGATACCGTAAATCTGATAAACGTCAGGAACGTTCAGTGAGATTTCTTGGTCTTGTACTCTAAGACCATAAGGATAGTTACCATATTCTAGACCATCGTTAAGAGTGGTAGAACCAATACCAGATGCAGCATTACTAGACTTGTTAATGATCAGATCTTGTGATACGTTTCTAATCTTTGTCTTAGAAGTAACGTCTGACTTTCTAATCGTACTAATCAGTTTAGTCTGAGTGTCATTACCACCAGTCAAACCATTGATCTGGAGTGAAGTTGAACCATTAGTGAACTGGAATCTATCTTCCGTAAGAACCTCAGTCGCACCATCAGATCTGATAAGAATATATCTTTCCTCATCAAAGGGTAAGAACACCTCTTTGTCTTCTGTATTAATGATTGGTGTGGAACCATCAGTAATTGATGTAGTATATTGCTTTCTAATGACCAAATTACTTTCAATAAGGTCTACTGATGAGATGTTGAATTTAGGGAAGATACTGAACAGTGAGTCATTGTCAGCCAAATTACCTGAACCAGGACCACCTGTACCTCTAGTCTGAAGAAGTTCAAAGTTCTGAACATTCTCTACTGCTGTAGGAAGCTCACCATTACATACACCCAGAACGTTAGGAACTGCCTCAACAGTGATATTTGTTCTTGCAACACCAATAACTTTGTTAAGAGTGGCAATGTCAAAACCGGGTCTAGAATACCTGATGATATTACCAGTAGAAACAATACCGACGAAGGAGAAACCAGGGTTTGCAGGGATAGAAATCAGTGACTCACTACCGCTTGCGGCAGATACGTTAGCTGGACCGAAGTTACGATTAAGGGATTGTACCGTATCACCAGTAAATGTGGCAGCAGTACCTACAATACCAAAGACTGATTTAACATCAGACAAGGAGAAGTTCTTGTCACTAGTAATAAATCTAGCATTATCAAGAACATTATTGAAGAGAAGTCTTTCACCCTTGAAAAACTCACCCTCAACATTGTAAGCTGTAAGTGTCGTAGCGTTTGTTACAGCAGCTTGAAGGTAACCTTTAGCACCACTAGACTCACCTTTGATGAATGTAGAGACCTCTAGAGTGACAGGCTCGTTTAGATTAATAGTAGTGTATAATTGGGTGTCAAATAAGGACAGGTCCCAAATATTTCCGTTTGGTTGTAATACATCATATGCACCACTCTCCAGAACGAAGTCATAGACACGGGCAATACCAATCTCCTGACCAGGAGCAGTCAGAGAGTTAACACCAACTCTGTCATCTCTCAGACTAAGGGTCAGTGAAGTGTTAATACCAATAGTGGCAGAACCTGTAACTCTGTTCAGGTTAAGTGTAGGACCGAAGCCGAAGTTGACAGCCTGGTTCTCTACCTGTCTGGTGGTTCTGGGTTTTCTGAAGTCAACCAGAGTAGGAGCAATAGTCTCTACCTCATATCCCTTGACATAAGCCTTACCAGGGGAGATCTTGTAGATACCAAGATCTTCACTAGGTGTGCTTCCAGATTGAGTGGTCTGATTGGCATTATAGATGCCTCTGTTACCCTCGTTATTGTTAAGACTATTCTTTACCGTCGTGACGAATTCCTTAACGTAATAGTTACCGGACTCATCGAACGTCCTTCTGGCAAATTCGTTACCGATGAAGTTATAATCAGTATTTTTATTAATAAGTCGAAGAATTCCATCCTTCACCTCTGACAGTTGGACAAAGTTTGACTCATCAAAACTACCAAAGTTTTTCTTTGAGAGAGTTGCGGAAATCTTAAGTCTGTCAGCACCAGGGGCAGTAAAGTTATTGAATCCCTGGGCGTTGTCGTTTAGTCTAGGATCAACGTCAGAAGAGATAATTTCTTCAACAACATCCAGACCTACTCTATAGGAGGGGTTGTTATTGTACTGATCAAGAATCAGAGTTTGTGAGGCTACGTTTACAAAGTATCCTCTTAGGAAATATACACCTTGTGCGATGTTAAAGGATGAACCGATGATTGGTGCATCCTGTGGAATTGTTGTTGCAAATCCTTCTCCCGCTGAGATGAAGGTAGATGCATAGGTAATATTAGTGCTAGTAGTAAGAATTTCGCTACTAGAGAACGTATCTGGATCGGCATCAGATGTTGCGTTATTCTCATAGTTTACGTATAACGTATATACACCCCTTTCGGACTCTTGATCTGTAATATAGGTAACGATTTTTGCAGTAACACCAGATGTAGCACCAGTGATTGTAGTGCCAACCAATTGGTCCAAGTAGATACCAACTGGGATTCCCAAAAATTCGGGTTCGATTTGAATACCATAGAAGTTGCGGAGATATGTAAGATCACCAGGAATAACCTTCGCACCTTCTTTGAAGAAGTGGTTACCCATTTCTTCTACCTGATTCTGCAGAATGGACTGCAGACCTGTTAGTTCTCTTGCTTGAACCGGGAAACCAGGTTTAAATAGAACCTTGTAATAATTAGACTGAGGATCAAAGTCGTCAAAATAAGGGGCGACATTGAGATTAGTTTCCTGTGGCATATCTCTTAGAATTGCAAGATAACTTTAACGTCTTCTTTCTGTGAAGATGATCTAGTAACAGAGGGCCTGTTATCAACATATATGATGTTCCCAGAGCGCTTTTGGGACTCTGGTTTGGAAACTCCAAGGATGAATTCCTGACCCAGGTAATATGTCCTACTATTTATTGTGGTAGAGACACCCGTAAATTTGGTATCAATGTTGAGTGTATTACCTACATTGGGGAGAATTTGTAAGCTACCACCGGATGTAGGAGCAGCAGTAAATTGAAGTTGTTCAAATCCAAACTTAGGATTGGGATCTTGAGAACCGTTCGTATTAAAACCAGCGGTTGTTCTGTCTTGCCAGTACTTCAGAATACCTGTTGCTTGGTCGTAGGAAACAACTCTACCAACTGCAGTAGAACCTAGACCAACTGTTTGAGTAACAAAGGCGTCAGCGGTAAATGTTGCTTCACTATATCCAGTACCAACAAGCTTTAGAGCATAAACTGCACTAGCCTTATCAATAGTGAGAAGTGTTGAAGAGTTATAATTGGTTGGGTTCTTTACAATACCTACCTGAGCAAACTGGTTTCCTGTAATAAAGTCTGGGTTTTGAGTGTCGTTCTCAAATCTAGCATAAGATAGGACATTATATGCTCCCAACTCACGGTAGATGTCAGCACCATGTCCACCAGGAGGAGGAATGATGATGTCAAACACGGGTTCTACAGTTCCAGTAGGAACACCACCGTTTGGAAGATCCAGAGTTCCAAAGGAATATCCATCACCACCGTTGGATACGGTAACTGATTCGATCTTAGAGTCATTATTGACTACAACTGTAGCCTCTGCACCACGTCCATCACCTAAGATAGGAACTCTAGTATAAGTAACGTTTGCAGTACCAATACCAACACCGCGGTTTCTAATCGTTACGATCTTGATTTCACCACTAGTCTTTGCATTCTCTCTTACTGCAGCATAAGAAGGACTAGTAAACCAGTCAATAGGAACTGGCATATAGTTCGTAGAGTCAAACTTGATGATCTCGTTTGGTTTGATTGTATAGAGATACTTCCAGATATATCCATCACCACTACTTCCAGCCTCTCTAGGCTCCAGATCCGTGAAGTTGGGTTCGTCTAGCGAAGGACCACCTCTATAACTATTCTCTGGAGTGGCATTGTTAAACAGACAGATATAAACCTTAAACTCACTATTGACCACATAGTAGTTTGCATCGTAGATATCAAACGCACCAGATGGTTGGGAAGGATTATCTCTCGTAATATCGTTTCTCCACATATCATATGTGGTACCAGATTGCCACTGGATTTTTCTAATAACCTGACTTACATCACCGGGGTTGATCTTCTTAAGAGCCAACATGGTATCCCAATACCAGTTAGACTGATCCAAACTGTCCATAGGAGCAGGTGGATTAGAATTCCAATCAGATTGATATGCGGTTGCATTCGGCAACCCAATCCACGCATAAAAAGAATTATTGGTATTTTGTACAGAATCTACAAAATTCCTTGCATTTTCAATGCGCAATTGATCAGTAATTATTGCTGGCATTTTTGTAAGACTTTTTTCCTATTTAGTGTGCTTTAACGAAGTTCTGGATAGATATAAATTGCACCACCCATACTAGAATGTGCAGTACACTGATAGTACAGTGTATTGGGTGCATTCATAGTTACTTCAAATCTCAAGGTTCCGTTTGAAACATCATTGTTAGTAACACCATTATTGTAAATAGTGCCAGTAGAACCATTAGGTGTAGATTGAATGCG